AGAATAAATATTGCCGTTCTCTACCTTAAATCTAAGAAATGGAATAGCATGATACAGAGCCATGTTAGGTAGCATGTCCCCAATATAATCATCTACTAAAGTCTTATATGCGCCTGCTAGTGTTCCTGCTGTGATTTCGTCTTTTAATTTTTGTGTTAAGTCAGTTCCTAACTTAGTCTCTACATACAGCTTTTGTGCTTGTCTAATAAAAGGAAGTAAAATGTCTACATCAACATTCAGATTTACTGCTGTTGAATCCTTTAATTTCTGTTCTGATATAAATAATACGTATGCCATAATTAATTGTAATATCCGTTATTCTTCATTTTTCTTGGTGGTATTGCGACCAACTTATCATTCTTTTTTGCTGTGAACCCTTCAGACCTTGCTTTAGTATATCCAATTAAATCAGCATCTTCTATTTTAGTTGTCTTAGATTCACCTATTACAGTCTTGAAAATTCTTCTAGTCCAAAAATGAAAACATTGTGGTCCGCCTTTGTAGAGCCAAATTGAATAGGTATTTGCTCCATCAATACCAAATCCTGG